GTACTAATTATCTATGTATTATTACAATGGTTTAATCCAGGAGGAGTTATGCCTGGTGGTAGAATTGTTAAAATAGACGGTAAAAAATACGAAGTAATTAAACATACAATTGATACCGTTGATGTAATCAAAACCAAAGTGGTAACCAAAAAAGGAGATGATATTTATCACGAAGTAATTGTTGAAAAAGAAGTAAAAATTCCTGCGGTAATAGATACGGCAGCATTGTTAAAGGATTACTATTCTAAAGTTTTATACAAAGATGTATTAGTATTACCTGATTCATTGGGAACGGTATCCGTAACTGATACTATATCTCAAAATAGAATTTTGGGCAGAACATTTGATGCTAAAGTTAGAGAAAGAACTATAAGAGAAGAACTTATTGTTAAAGAACCTGCAAAAAATCAAGTATATTTCGGTTTGAATGGAGGATTTAATAAAGAAGATTATGTATCAGCAATTGGAGCTGGTGTAATTTTTAAAACTAAAAAAGATAAAATTTACAACTTAAACATTGGTGTTAACAATAGAACAACCGATGGAACAACTGGTGCATTCTCTCCTTATGTTGGATTTGGAACATATTGGAAGATTAAATTGAAAAAATAATATGGGAGTTCAAGGACAACCAAAAAAAACTTTAAAAGAAATAATTTCTGAAGAATATCGTAAATGTGCGGGAGACCCCATTTACTTTATGAAGAAATATTGTGTTATTCAACATCCGGTGAGAGGGAAAATTCCCTTTCACCTTTATCCTTTTCAAGAGGCTTGTTTAACTGATTTTAAAGACCATCGTTTTAATATCATTCTAAAATCTCGTCAGTTAGGGTTATCAACACTTTCTGCGGGATTTATTCTTTGGAAAATGATATTCAATCAAGATTACAATGCGTTGGTTATTGCAACAAAAGTAACAGTAGCTAAAAACCTTGTAGAAAAAGTTAGAGTTATGCACGATTTGCTTCCTGTCTGGTTAAGAGATGGAGGAACGGCAGCAGCTGAAGATAACAAACTATCACTTAAATTAAAGAACGGTTCACAGGTCAAAGCAATCGCATCCTCACCTGATGCAGGACGTTCGGAAGCTCTATCACTTTTAGTAGTGGATGAAGCGGCATTCATCAGAGATATTGATGATATTTGGTTATCGGCACAATCTACTCTATCAACAGGTGGTGCAGCAATTGTATTATCTACTCCAAATGGTGTGGGTAACTGGTTTCATAAAATGTGGGTAGAAGGTGAAAGTGGTGCAAACGGATTTAATTGTATCAATCTACATTGGACAGTACATCCTGAAAGAAATCAAGTATGGAGAGATGAACAGACCCGTATTTTGGGGGTTAAGGGTGCATCACAAGAATGTGATTGTGACTTTATAGGTTCAGGTGATACGGTAATTGACCCTGCGTTATTGACTTGGTACAAAGATACCTATGTGATGGAACCAGTTGAGAAGAGAGGGTTTGATAATAACTTATGGATATGGGAGTATCCAAACTATAACAAACAGTATATGGTGGTGGCTGACGTTGCGAGAGGAGATGGGGCTGATTATTCAACTGCTCAAGTTATTGATATAGAAGATTGTTGTCAAGTAGCAGAATATAGAGGTAAAATTGAAACAAAAGATTTCGGTAATTTTTTAACTTCATTAGCAACTGAATATAATAATGCTTTATTAGTTGTAGAAAATTCAAACGTAGGTTGGGCATGTATTCAACAAATCATAGATAGAGGGTATCCAAATCTGTTTTATATGAGTAATGACCTAAAATATATCGATGTTGAAAAACAAATGAGTAATAAGTTTTATAGAGATGAAAAGCAAATGGTTGCAGGATTCTCTACAACATCTAAAACTCGTCCTCTTATCATTTCAGCATTGGATACATATATGAGTGATAAAGATATTCTAATACGTTCAAATCGTTTAATAGATGAAATGTTTACATTTATATGGCATGGTGGTAGAGCAGAAGCAATGAAGGGATACAATGATGACTTGGTAATGGCATTGGCAATTGGATTGTGGGTTCGTAACACTGCACTTCGTTTGAGACAAGAAGGTATTGATTTAACAAAGAGTATGTTAAACTCAACTCAAATAAATCAGTTTAGTGGGGTGTATTCTACTGGCTGGTCTGGTAAAAATCCATACGAAATGGAAGTAGGTAAAGGTGATGTAGAAAACCTAACTTGGTTACTTCGATAATTTTTATATATTTATATGTTGATATGATATAAAATATGCATAACGAAGATTTAAGAAAGTGGTTTAAACAAAAATGGGTAAACATCGGCAAAAAAGTTGATGGTAAACATCCACCATGTGGTACTTCTGGTGAAAAAAGTGGATATGCAAAATGCGTTCCTGCTGCAAAAGCGGCTGGAATGAGTAAAAAAGAAAAAGAATCAGCAACCCGTAGAAAAAGAGCGGCACAAAACGATGCAGGTAGAGGGGGTAGTGATAGTAAAGGACAAGGTAAAAAGCCAATAAATGTTTCTACAAAACCAAAAAATGAAGAGTGGAGTGATAAATATAAAAGTAGTATAGATTGTAATAATCCAAAAGGTTTCTCTCAAAAAGCACATTGTCAAGGAAAGAAAAAAAATGAAATTATGAGTATTGAAGAAAAAATAAATCTTTTTTTAGAAAAGAATTGCCCAACAGACGCAGGTAAATGGGCAGCATCTAAAGCAGCTGCAAAATCTAAATTTGATGTATACCCATCCGCATACGCAAATGCATGGGCATCCAAAAATTATAAATCAAAAGGTGGTGGTTGGAAAACTTGTAATGAAAATTTGGGAGAACTAAATGCATTACATGAATGTTGGGATGGGTATAAACAAATAGGTGGTAAAATGAAAAACGGTAAAATGGTGCCTAATTGTGTTCCTGTTAAAGAAGATATTAATTCCGATGATGATGTAAATTACGGATATGTTGAGCCAGAAGAATATGATGTAGAAGATGAGGATATGGAAGATTTTATTTCTTTTATGAGGGGGTATAATAAAACATTAAATGAAGGTTGTCAATGTTTGAGAGAAGCAGAATATCAGGGTAGAGAAGTGAAGTTGGGTAAACCAATGGCAGGTGATGTTAAAAAATTCAAAGTGTATGTAAAAAACCCAGCTGGCAATGTTGTTAAAGTTAACTTTGGACAAAAAGGTGTAAAAATTAAAAAGAACAATCCAGATAGAAGAAAAAGTTTTAGAGCAAGACATAATTGTGACCAACCAGGACCAAGACATAAAGCAAGATACTGGTCTTGTAGAAAATGGTAAAACTTGTAAATTTCGAAAAATTTACTTATCTTTATGGATTACATATAATAAAATAAAATGGCAGATAAAACAATATTCGGTAGGTTACAGAAATTATTTTCAACAAATACCATAGTAAGAAAAACGGAAAAAGGGATTAAAATAGTCGATACTGATGAATATCAGAATATGACAACTAACCTTGTAGACCGTTATATGAAACTCAAAGTAAGTAACTACGGTGTAGGTGGGGTGGAATCTGCAATGGCATATCAACAAGTTCGTATCGATTTGTTTAGAGATTACGATTCAATGGATATGGACCCGATATTATCATCAGCATTGGATGTATATGCGGATGAATGTACTGCTAAAAACGAACATGGTAATATTTTAAAAATTCATCATGAGGATGATAATATCAAACAAATATTAGAAAACTTATTCTATGATATTCTAAACATTGAATTCAACCTTTGGCCTTGGACACGAAACTTGGTAAAATATGGTGATTTCTTTTTAGAATTAGAAATTGCAGATGAATTGGGAATTGTAAATGTAATGCCATTATCATCATACGAAATGAGTAGAGTGGAGGGATTTGATCCTGAAAACCCACAAAGAGTTAAATTCGTATATGCCCCATATCAAAATCCATATATGGCAGTAGGTCAAACTACTAAAAAGGAATTTGAAAACTATGAGATTGCCCACTTCCGTCTAAATGGTGATTCAAACTTTTTACCATATGGTAAATCAATGATAGAAGGAGCTAGAAGAGTGTGGAAACAATTGACATTGATGGAAGATGCAATGTTAATCCACAGAGTAATGAGAGCTCCTGAAAAAAGAATTTTTAAAGTGGATGTTGGTAATATTCCACCAAATGAAGTGGATAACTACATGCAAAAGATTATCAATGGTTCAAAGAAAGTTCCATTTGTTGATGAAAGAACGGGTGAATACAACTTAAAGTACAATATGATGAATCTTATTGAAGATTATTATATGCCAGTTCGAGGTAGTGATAATGGAACTTCAATTGATACGTTAAAAGGTTTAGAGTACAATATGATTGATGATATCAACTACTTAAAAGGTAAGTTGATGGCTGCACTTAAAATTCCAAAAGCATATTTGGGTTATGAGGAAGATACTAATGGTAAAGCAACATTGGCATCAATGGATATTCGTTTTGCCAAAACAATTGAAAGAGTTCAGAGAGTATTGATTTCCGAATTAACTAAAATTGCAATCGTTCATTTATACGCACAAGGTATTAACGATGACCGTTTGACAGACTTTACATTGGAATTAACAATTCCATCTAGAATTTATGAGCAGGAGCAGGTTGAACTATACACTTCAAAAGTAGCCCTAATTCAACAAATGCAACAAACAAAGATGTTCTCCAAAGAATGGATGTATGAATCCGTAATGAAGATGGCAAAAGATGAGCAGGATGAATTAACATTACAGGTATTAGATGATACTAAACAAATGTTCCGTTTAACTTCAATTGAAACACAAGGAGTAGACCCAGCAAAAGAAACTGGAACTGAAGGTGGACCAACTAATGTTGAAGAGGAGTTGAATAAGTTAAAACTTGAATTAGATGGACAGGTTGGTAGACCTAAAGACCCAGTTAGATATGGACACGATGACCATCCCGAAGGTAGAGACCCATTGGGAATAAAAACTCTTAAAGCAAAGGAAGGTTCTGTTGCTTATAAACCGAGAAAGAGTTCATATTTTGAAGTTTTTAAAGATATGAATGGTAATAAAAAAAC